CCTGCCACTCCCGCTGCAAGCGGAACCTGGCGATGGTCAGGGATCCGAATTGTAAGAACGATTATCTCAAAGAAGACGAGCTCGACCGCCTGGTCCTTGACCAGATCCGCTCTCTTGTGGTCGACCCGTCCGCGCTGGCCGATCCTGCTCCGGCGGTGCCTGAGCGAGACATTGCCGGCGAGCTCGCGGGCCTCCGGAAAAAGCGGGACCGTCTGATCGACCTGTATGCGGGCGGAACGATTGACCGCGACGATCTATCGAGGCGTTTGGAACCGATCGACCGCCAGATCTCCGAGACGGTCGCCGAGATGAATCGCCCCGCTCCTGCTGCTGATGCACGGGCGGCCATCTCCTCATTCGGTGAATACATCGACGCCGGGACAAAAGAGCAGGCCCGTCTCCTCGTTCTGGCGCTGATTGACCGCATCGAGATTGACGGGCAGGACGTCTTTATACACTGGAAGTTTGAATGAATGAGCAAAATTCGAAGATGTATCTGTACATGGCCGAATTTTGGCACGAAAAAAAGAGGGGCCTCATGCCCCTCTTTTGATGTCCTGCCTGATCAGCTCTTTCAGGTAAGCCTGCCGGTTCTCCTGCCTCCCGAGCCATTCCAGAATGTCTGCGTCTGTCTTCTTGTTCAGCTTCATGGTGACCGTCGTGGTCATCTCCCTGTCATAAGCTCGCTGCTGAGCCTTGCTCTCTTCGCTCCTCACCTGCGCCTCCTTAAACCACCGGGTTGTTTGTGTTCATGATCCATTCTTCGCCGAATCTCTCTTTGTGTGCCTCGGCATAGGCGTCGAAGAAGGTCTGGTGGTCACAGGGTGCCAGCTCGCGGTGCAGCTCCTCGCGGAGCTCGTCGTCCATCATCTCCACCGCCGTGTCGTAATCGATGTCCATGCACCAGTCGTTCTGTACGATCGAGCCGAAGTAGGCCAGCCAGTTTTCCGCCTCCTCCAGGGGCATCGGGCCGCGCAGCCCGTCGCAGTTCTCGATCCAGAGCCCTTCCTCGGTCTGATAGACCGCCATCGGGTCTGTCTCGTTATATCCCCTCTGAGCCTTCTGGCTCATGCTCCTGACCGCCATCAGCCCTTTGATTCTCGCGCTGTTCGTGAACTTCATCCTCATCTCTGTTCCCTCCTTGCCAGTTCCTTGTTGTATAAGTTGATCGTTGCCTGCAAAAAGCTCCGGCGCTTTGGCTCGCGTTCCTTCTCCAGCTCGGCTGCCAGGCGCTTCACCTGCGCTTTCAGTTCTTTCGTTGCCGTTTCGCTCACCGTCATTCCTGTCCTCCTCTTTCCGCTTTCTTTACTGGTTGATTGTGTCGAGTGCTTTCAGCACCTGGTCGATGGTGATCAGGCCCGCGTGGTACATCGTGTTCAGGGCTTTGATCGTGGCGTCCTTCCCGAACTCTTCCAGGCTCTTCTCGATCGCTTTGTTGATCTCTCTCTGCGTCATGGCTTTGTGCTCCTCTCTTGATCTGTATACATCTTATCACATGACGGTGTTACCGTCAAGCGGTTTTTTGCTCCCGGATAAAAAAAATAAAGCCCCGGGTGTCTCCCGGGGCACAAAAAACGGCAGCGGTCTTGGATCCGGATATGGTTCCGCCAGTCTGGCTGCCATCACTTTTTCAGATATTTGCTCGAGCAGTATCCGGTCTTTCCGTCCCATGTAACCAGGGGCCATGGCACGGATCCGATCTTGTTGAAGTAGCCATAACACCGGACGGTCGCTCCTTTAGGAAGCACAGCCGTGATCTTGTATCCGGTCCCGGCTCCCCTCCGCAGGTTCAGTGCCGTGGTCACCGTATACGTTCCGGCCATGGTCGCGTCGTGATACAGAGCGTCCTGGATCTCCGGCTGCGCTTTCGCTGGCTCCTGCTTCGCCGGTGCATCCGTCAGCACGATCACCGTGTGTTTGTTCGGCTTGATCAGGATGTCGCCCCTCCTCAGAAGATCTGGCGAGCGCAGGTACTCCTTCGCCGTGATCAGCTCAAATTTCCCGGTGTTCAGCAGGCCCTGGGCGAGGTTCCCCGTGTACAGGTGCGGGCTTACGGTCACCCCGCTGGCGTTTACGCAGCAGGAAACAATGGAGGAACAATCGCACTCGCAGTCCTTGTTGACCGCGTTCATGTTCCATGCCTTCTGCTGCAGCTCCGTGTATAGCGTGGTCCGCTGGCGCTGGTCATAGCCGATGTGCGGGTTCGCGCAGGCGGCTTCCATGTTCGCGGCGATGAAATGCCGCAGGTGGTCTTCCTTCGGCCGGATCAGCTGCGTCTGGCCGAAGTCATACCAGTCGCGGATGAAGATCTCGCTCCCGGTCTGGTCGCCGGCAGCCCCGCCGGCAATCTGGCCATTCTCATCAATGGCCGCATGACCGATCTTAACCATTTTGTCCCTCCTTATATCGTCCCGTCTGAATCGAGAGCGTCGCTGATGTGCTCGAACTGGTTCATGATGTACCACCCGAGCGGTGTCTCGTGCGGGACCCGCCACAGCTGGATCTTGTACTGGTTCCGGACGTCTGTGATCAGATTCCACATGCTCTCAGACAAATATGTTGCATGGCCTCGCATAGTGATGCTCGGCGACTTGACCGTCAGCGTCCCTGTGTTCCCGCTCGTTGAAAGCCCCGGTGTCTGCATCGCCTGAGCCAGCCCATAAGATGTGCTGGCATAGCCGCCCAGCGCCGTCGCGTTTGTAAAATAAACCATCCTGACAAGCTGGCCGGTCTGCGTGACCGTCTTAAGCGTTACCGACCCCGTGGAGCTCACACGCGGCCGGAGGCTGGTGTTCATGACTTCATAGGCGCTGGCGGCCATGAAATACTCCTCCCGCCCCTTGGCCTTTGTGTCTGCAGAATAGATCGGATACAGCAGATACATCGCTGTCACAAAGTAATCATAGGACGCCAGGTCCAGCGTTGCCGTGTCAGACAAATTTGCCGATGCCTTCAGGGTGGTGGACGCCGTGGTGTATGCCGGGAGGCTGATGCCCTCGTCAGCGACCAACATCTGGTCATGGCTCCAAGTTTTGACAAGCTCCGCGTCCGGCCGGAGAGCCAGCGGGACCGCCGCTCCTACTCCGGATCCGGTCCCGATCAGCTTCACGCCGTTAACGTATGCCGTCTTACCGGCCAGAATGTCCGCAGCTGCAGCATCGGCGTCGGTGGTGTCGTCAAACCGGGCCGTTCCTCCTCCCGTCTTCGGGAGGAGCACTGCCGGCACGGCCGAGTAGCTCGCGCCCATTAAAGTGATATCCTGGGCCATGCCGTCCCTCCTCAGCTGATGCTCAGGACGCGGGTCGTGCCGTCCTGGCTAATGGACGGAAGTGCGAGGGTGCCCTGAACCGAGAAGATCGTCACGCCGCTCCGAATGTTGCCGGCCGTCAGGTTAACATCGCCCTTGATCGTCTGGGCCCCGGAGAGATACTGTCCGGCCGTGATGGTCTGGTCCGCCGTTCCGGGCGTGTACGTCTGCGCGGCTTTTGACTGGATGTTTCCGGTAATCTTCGCGCCGTCCACATACGCCGTGGCCCCGTTCAGCATCTTGGCGGAGGTCGCCGTGGCATCTGCTGTGTCCATGAATTTTGCCGTGCCTCCTCCCGCCTTCGGAATGTCTACCTCCGGGACGCTCGAATAAGTCACGCCGTTGATGATAACGTTCTGAGCCATTCTCTTTACTCCTCTTTAACTGACGGTCAGTCTGCTGCCGTCCCAGGCGATCCTTCCATACTCCTGCGGGACCGGGTTGACGGTTATGTCCTGAAGCATGACCAGACCGGCCGTCGCCAATGTGACGGCCTCCTGGCCAGGCGTTACTTCGCAGATTCCTTCGTATGCCCTCGGCGGGACGACTCTCGGCGCCGTGATCTCCGCCGTTGTAACTGACGCCCGTGCCAGGCGTCCGGAGATGCTCCCAGCCACGCTCAGGGATCCGTTGATCATCTCACTCCACCTCTTTCTCCAGCCTCAGCTTTCCTTTTGCGAATGTATCGACGACGGAAGTCCCAACCAGGCGGATGTTGAACTTATAGATGCCCGGCCGCAGGGATCTCGTATCCTCCGGGTACAGCGTCAGCATGAGTGTGTCCTTCGGGATGGTCTTCGCGATGGCCGTGACTCCTTTTTCGTTCTCGCAGGCAAAATAGATAACATCCGTTTCTGCCGGGGCATAAGGCTCGCCGTCTTTGGTCAGCGTCAAGCTAACATGGAGTGTGTCGCCTCTCGTCATCGTGATGCTCGTGTAATCGCCGATGCATGAAACGCCGCTCATCTCACTCCTCCTTGGTCCTGTAATATTCCGCCGTGCTTACTCCGATAAGCGAGCCGATCAATACGGAAAGGGCGGAAAGGACGACGGTGACCGGCTTTTCTCCCGGCAGGCCGCAGACGGGTGCGATTGTCTGATAAAAAAGCGAAAGCGCCGGCAGCGCGATCAGCGCCACCCATTTGAGGATCTGGTAAGCCTTGTCACTGAGCTTCATGTCTTCGCCTCCTTCGTGATTGGCAGGCGGTCCACCGCCTGCATCAACTGGTCCAGGTCTCCGTTGCCGTCGAGCCCGACGTGATATACCGTATGCATCTCCCGCAGGATCCTTCGGTCGTCAAAATCGACCGCTCCTGTCTCGATGTAATGCAGCCCCAAAAAACGGATCCTGTCGTAAAGCAACCATTTTACTCCTGCTTTGAGTGAGGCCATATCTGCTGACTCATGGTCTTCCTGCGCGTATCTCCGGGCCTGCTTAGCCGTGAGCAGCTGGCCGATGACCGTTACAATTGCCGCGCCGACTCCTCCGCCAATGATGGCGATTATGTAATCCATTTTCTCGCCCCCCGTTACCTGCTTCTGTACAGGTAGTTGACCGTCACCTCGCCACTGGCAAGCACCGAGTATGAAGTGCTGTTCCAGACAAGGACTTTTGCATACCACCGCCCGTTTGCGTCCGTGAACGGTATGCACATATACCCGCCAGACGTCACCCACGCCGATAAAATCGTGATACTACCGGCCGAACCGGTCAGCCTTAAGTTTCCGACGCCTGTAGTGGTTCCCGTGACTGAAGTGTAGTGATACGCGCCAGACATTGCGCTGATGCTGTCCGCGAGCGCTTTACCCTGCGCCGCATCGAGGACGTTGACTCCTGCGGTCTCCTGCGTCAGCGCGTTGAGGACTCCATAGTTTGCCGCCGCTCCGAGTGCGTCGGTGACGGACTTGATGCCTGCCACCGTCCCCGCGAGCGTCTGGAGATCCGCAGCGGCCGCCTTGAGCGCCAGCGCGGCTCCGGTCGCCTGGGCGTCTGCCGCCGCTCCGCTCACGGTCAGCGTGGCGTCGATGACCTCTGCAGCCAGCTTGGAAATGGTGACGGCCGCGTCCGCGATCTTGGCCGTCGTGACAGCCAGGTCCGCGATCTTTGGCGTCGTCACCGCTCCGTCGCGGATCCCCTCAGAGACCGGTCCGACCGCTCCTTGGATGCTTGCGCTGTACCCGCCGACCGGCCCCAGGCCGCCGCTTACTCCTCCGGCCGGCCCGATTGCCCCATGGATCTCCGCCATCACGCCACCTCCTCTCCGATGTAGAGGCGGCCCTTGACAAAGGTGTAAACGTCCCCTCCCTCGGTCGTCAGCTGTATGTCGTATACATAGGCGACGCCCATCTCGAGGTCTGCCGTGTCTCCGGACTCGATGATCAGCTGCAGGTTGCTCACTTCCTTCCGGATCGCGTCGGTCTCGTCGGTGTAATGCAGCTTAGCCGCGAAGACGACGGCATCACCGGCAGCCGGTGTGTAAGGCTCCCCGTCCGCTCCCGTGATGCTGATGTCGGCCATGAACGTGTCGCCTCTCGTGAGGTAAATGTCCGTGTCCATGCCGTTTGTCCTGATCGAATACATGGTTCCTCCTTATGTGGGCGAATACCGCCGCGTCTGAGTCCCGTTTGCATCGTAAAAATACAGGCCATCATTACCAAGCGCGACCCGTCTCGTGCCTGCGTTATCGTAAAGATACAGCCAGC